CGTTTTTGCCATTTTTCCCACTCCTTTCTGTTTTCCGCATCAAAAAAGCACATCCGTTTTATTTTCAGATGCGCCTTTCTTGACAGAATATCTTTCTTTTGCTATCATAATAATAAGAAAAGGATTACCGCTTTTGGAAGGGCGGTCAGTCCGAATGGTTTTGGAGAGACCGTCTAACTTCTGTTAGGCGGTCAATTTTTATTTATCCCCTGTTTTTACACAGGGCGATAATTGCAACGATAAGAATACCTGTCTGAACTAACTCAGAATATGTAATATACATCGTGCATCACCCCCTTTTCAGAGAGTGACTGAACCGCCAAGCGATAATCCTCGCTTACAGCATACCATAAATTTCATTTTTCGACAACTACAGCCATCTCCAACGGGGCTGTATTTTTATTTTGCTGACATTCCCCGTCCAACTGATTTCGTTTTTCCCGACCTCAAACCTCGGAAACTCCGCGCCACCGTATTTGCCGTTTTGGTTGGTGTCCTCCTTGAACACCTCCATCATTTCGCTGTCAATGGTAATGCTTTCCTGCACGCCGTACAGGGGGAAATCCGCCCCATTGATAGTAAGCGTAATATCCCCACTGCCGTAAACCGTAATCAGCGGTTCACTGTATACTGTGCCACTGTTGCGGATGGTGGTCGGGGCAGGCAGCTCCAAAGCATCCCCTGCGGCATTGACGCTGTATTTGAATGGCTGTGTATCCATCACAACCTGAAATTTCTGGAACACACGCATCATTTGTGCGATGCTGATTTTATTCGCAATCGTCACACGATACACCTTATCCGGCTCTGTGGAAAATGTCATTTCCCCACTGCCAACAAGCCATGCTGTGATTTCGTCCAGCTTTGCACGCTTTATCAAGGCACATTCCATCGTTCTGTCATAGCTTTCATAAACGCCTTCATCTGTATGCAGAGAACCGTTCCGCCCTGCTACGGTAATGCTCTCTATCCGCCGCTCCGCACGCACCGTTTCCGGCATAGCGGTCACAATGACTCCCATTTCTCGGCTGTCAATGCCCTTGAATGTAAACCACGCCTCATGAATCATGCGTTACCACCTCTCCCCGCGCTTTGCTGTCTGCGGAGAAACTCGATCTGCTCTGCGACAACTCTTGCTTCTCTTTCGCTATTCACACTGTCGATATGCACATTGATGTCCCCGTAGGTGTAGGTCTGAGATTTGCTGATGCCGCCCGTTGCCGTTCCCGTTCTGGGCGGACGTGCAACTGCGTCCATGCTGTTCTGTACCGTCCGCATCACCGATTTCATTTTATCTTTGATGCCGATTTCGTAGCCCTCCATGGAATACTCGCCGAAGCCTTCAAAAACCTTAGAGGGCGAATGAATGTCCAGTTTAGACTTCGCTTTCGCAATCGCCGCCGCTACCACTTCCGCAACTGCCTGAATTACGCCACTCCTTCCGTTCTCAATACCATCGGCAAGTCCTGCCATCATCATTTCGCCAATATTGACATATTCAACACGAAAACCCGTCATAACCTCGACAAGCCTCATTTCAAGTGCCTGCACATATTCCGTCAGAACAGGCTCCTGTGCCTGCAAAGATGCAACAATCTGTTTCATAGTTATCCCCTGCGTATTCTGGTTTGCGGTCGCAACAGCTCCGGAGACAGCACTTGTGGCATCAGTTTTACCACCGGCAGCCATGCCCTGTGCAAAACTCTTTGCCGCTTCTGTCCCTGCCTGATACAGTTCATCCTTGACCTCTCCAATGGTCTGCGGCAGCTTTTCGGTGTAGTTCTGTTCCAGTGCATCAAATTCGCTTTGATAGAATTTTTTCGCCGCATCTGCCGCCAACTGCTGTTTTTCTTCGTATTTTTGGATGTATTCCTGCAATTTCACATCAGACATACGAGAGAGCTTATCCATGTAGTCCAGTGCATCATCCACGCTCATTGCGGAGATTTCACTCATTAAGCCCCCGGACAAGCCTTTTGCCTGCATTTCTTCAATCGCATTGCTGTATTTCTGAATCTTTCTGATTTCGACATCCAGATCCCCAAGCTGGAATATCTCCTTATCATCCTCCGTTTTCACGCGTTCAAACAAAGAACCGTAGTCGGCCAGTTTTTCCTGTAAGCTGGTTTGCTTGCTTTCAATCTTGGAAAGTGCCGATTCATATTCCTTCTGAAAGCTCTGCAACGCAGAAAGCCGCTCCTTCAGCTTTTTCTCCTCTGCTGTTTTTGCGGCATCCTCCTGTTTTTTATTCCAGTCGCTTTCCAGCTTTGCAATTTCTTCCTGTATCTTCTGCCGATTCTTCTTTTCTGCCTTTTTCAGCTCTGCACGCTTTTTCGCAAGGTTGCTCTTGTATTCCTTCAATTCCTCGGCGGCTTTCTTTTCCTCCGATTTCTTCTGTAAGGCTTCAATTTCGCTGTTGGTTTTCTCTAATTCGCTTTTCAGCACACCCCCAACCTTACGGGCAGTCTGCTGTGCGAAGGCTACCATGGAATCCATCCCCTCTGCCGCCTCTGCAACATCCTCAGCCATCTGCTCTGCCGCCTTGACTGCCTCGCCTGTGCCATCCTCGATGCCGACAGCAACGCCGGCAGGAATCTGTTTACCGACCTCATCACGCATGACGCGGGAAGGGGAATGAATATCAAAGAACTTTTTCAGGGTTGAAGCCGCAGATGAACCAAGTTTTGTAGCCGCTGCGACCACTTTATTGATTGCCCCTTTTGAAAGTAGACCATTTGCAAAACCCTTTGTACAATTTTCAGCAACACTCTCCATTTCGGATTCCGCTTTTTTCATTTCAATAAGCCCTTTATCCTTCATAGTTACAAGTGCATTTGCATATAGCACAGCATTTTCATCTACTCCGGCTTTCAACACCTTCGGTACTTCCCTGCCGGCATCCGCATACGCCTGTACCGCATTCAAAAAATCATCCTTCGTGGACATTAAAGCATCCAATTCCGCCTGCCCGATATCATAACCTGCATCCTGTGCCATTTTCAATCTGGTTGCAAAATTTCTCGATGTGACTTCCAGTTGCTGATCCAGCTGATCCTTTGTTTCATCTGTCACTCTTTGCTGTTGATATACATACTCATTGAGCCCGTTTTTAATTTCTTCCAGACTGTTAGACTGACTCAAAACCAAAAGGCTGTTATATTCATCGATGTCCTGATAGGAGCTGCGCAGGATGTCGGTCTGCTCTGTATAAAGCCCCTCCATTTCCGCAAGGTCATCCTTTACCTGCTGCAAAGCAGACATGGCTTTTGTCTGTTGCCCTGTACTGCCGTTCATCAGCGCGTCTTGAAGCTCTTTCTCCTTATCAATCAGCTCCTGTTTTTTTGTGGCAATATCATCCTCCAGAGTTATAAGGTTCTGCATTGCCTCTGCTTGGTTCTGGATTGCCGCCGTATAAGCCTCCTCTTTTGCGTTCAAAAGGGCATTGACACGCTTCTTTTCCATTAGCAAATCCAGATTATCAGCTGTCTGCACATACGCCTGTCCTTCCTTTTCCGTCAGAGAAATTGCATTCGGAATCACACTGTTGATTTGCTCCGCCAACGCCTTGGCTCTGTTTTCGTAGCCATCCTTTACCTGTCCGTTTGCATCGCAAAGTTCCTGCAGCTGACGAATCAGGCTGTCTGTGTAATCCATTTCAGAAAGAGATTGATTGATGCTTTCCTGCGTCGTTTCCTTCATGCTCTTGCGTGCCTCTGCCTGCTGATTGATGGAATCTGTTGTTTCCTCCAGACGCTTTCGGAACTCGCGCATCTCCTCGCTTTCTTCCTCTGTCGCAGAAAGCAGAGAAACCAGCCCAATGGTCAATGCTGCCGCACCTGCAATCAGAAGTCCGAGCGGACACGCCGCCACCACAGCATTATAGGCAGTCTGTGCCGCAGTCATGAGGGCAATCTTTCCTGTTACCACGCCAACCACAAGCTCTTTTGCGCTCAGCGTAGAGGTCAGCAGCAACTCCGCATTTCGATTGACCGCCAAAGCCGCTGTATAAACACGCACTGCCTTTTCCGCCGCCTGCCAGCTTTTCACTATTGTAGAAAGCTTATTCACCGCCTTAAAGGTTCCGATTGCCGCCGCCGCTGCCAGCGTTACATCCTTGATCTCCTTTGTGTGTCTGAGCATAGCCGCAATGGCGTTGATTGCCTTCGGCAGAGCCTTTACCGCCAAAGCGGTTGTTTCTTCCATGAAATGCCCTGTGCTTTCTGCAAGGTTATCCACGCTTTCCGAAAGTTTTCCACTCCGCAGATTTCTTGCAACCTCATCCACCGATGTGATAGCTGTTTTAGCAGCCTCCTTCATAGGTGTTTCAAATTTTTCATAGACCTGTATGCCAAGCCCCTCCAGACCACTGCCGAGAATCGTCATCTGCCCCTTGAGGTTGTCCATCTGCACATCTGCCATGTCCTGCATGGCACCGCCGCTGTTTGCAATCGCAGTAGAAAGATTGTCAAACTCCGCACCACAACCCGCAAGCATCGCCTCCGCACTTTTCAAATCTACTTTATTGAAAATATCGTTCAGTACATTTGTTTTTTTCTCTTGACTCAGGCTCTGCATTGCCGCATCCATTTTTTTGAAGGTTTCATTCAGCGGGTTCAGATTTCCTTCCGCGTCAAATGCAGACACACCAAGGCTTTTCAGCGTTGCCGCCGCTTTATCTGTCGGTGCGGATAAGGATAAAATCATGTTTCTCAGAGCCGTACCACCCTCTGCACCCTTGATACCTCGGTTCGCCAGAACACCGAGAGCCGTATTCAGCTCTACTGTGCCGCCTGCAAGGTTCTTCGCCGTACCGCCAACGGTCAGAATTGCTTCGCCAAGCTGTGCCACGCTGTAGTTCGCCTTACTGGATGCCCTTGCCATCTGGTCTCCGAACTGTGTCAGATTGTCCGCGCTCGCCTCGATGCCCAGAGCCGCCATTGCATCTGTCGCAAGGTCAGAGGCATACGCCAAATCAAGTCCGCCTGCCGCCGCCAGATTCAGTACAGAGGGCAGAACCTCCGCCGCTGTGCCTGCGTCATACCCCGCCAAGGCAAGATAATTCAAAGCCTCTGCCGCCTGTGTAGCCGTAAATTTTGTAGTTGCGCCTGCATTTTTCGCCGCCGTTGCCAGTGTTTCGTAAGCCTCACTGCCGTTATGGATTTCCGAAACGCTCATCCCCATGGTTGCCGCTACCTGCGACATGGATTCCTCAAAGTCACTGCCAACCTTGATTGCCGCTATGCCAAGCCCCGATAACGTACCCACCGCCGCCGCTGCCGCAGAAACCGCCGCTTTCATGGCGGCTTTTATACGGACGGAGCTTTGTTCGGTCTTATCTAAGTCCTTTGACAGTGCATCCGAGCTGTTCCCCAGCTCCTGCATTTCCTGTTCCATACGGTTCATTTCTGTAGTTGTGCGGTTCATCTGGGTTTGCAGGTCATTCACAGTCTTAACCTGTCTATTGTAGGCATCCTGCGCCTTTCTGGCCTCCTCACTGTTCTCCCCGAATTTCTGCTTGGATTTTTCCAGCTCATCCGACAGGGTTGCAAGCCTTGCCTTTGCACGCTCGCTCTGGTTTTGCAGCAGCTTCATTTTCTCCGCCGAGGCATTGAGGGAACGCTTTAAAACATCACCCTTTGCCGTTACCGCGCCTTCGCTGTTCTCCATGCCCGAAAACGCAGAAACTACGGATTTCATTTCACTGCCTAAGTTTTTTAATTGGGAATTGATTGCAGATAGGCTCGACCGAAACGCCGCCTCGCCGTCAATGCCAATCTTTGCACCAATATCCGTTCCCATCTCGTCACCTCCTTTTTTTGCATGAAAAAAGCGCCCAAATGATTTGAGTGCTTTCTGATTTCTTTGTATTTAATTTAAAAGTGTGCTTATCATTGCATCCGTCTGATACATGTCATTATCCTTGCGTGTGTATGTGTATTTTACGGCTGTGTCCGTTTCGGAATAATAAGGTACTTTACAAAGAATTGTAACCTCGCTGACATTTTTCAATTCTTTTCCTATTCTTGCCGCAAAATCTTCACTGTACATAGCCAACATTTTCTTGGTTGTGTCCTTTGAATTTTTTGTATTCCAGGTCAATTCCATCAAAATAATATAATCATTTTCCGCATCCGTTCCTAAATTTTCATTGACAAGGATATTAGAAACAGTAGCAGATTTATAATTTTCTGCACATATTGCTCTCGCACTGTTTTCTATTGTTTTCTGCTCTGTCATTGTGCTTTGCTGCGATTGATCCGTCTGCTCTCTTTCCGTTTCTTCCAGTCCATCAGCGTAGCCATTATCCATCATCATAGACATAGCAATCTTTTCAATATAATCTTGACCGCCATAATAGCACGCCGGGGCTTGCAAAACATCACTGTACCCCGCATATTCCGCATAAACACACACCTTTTCTCCTACCTTTGGAACAGCAAAATATTTTTGCAGAACTTCCTCTGTAAAGCCTCCATATTCCACGCCTAACATCATTAACAGCAAACTGGGGTCAACAATAGAAACCTCTCCGACATCCGTCTTAACGGTAAAAGAGCCGATACTCATACCTTCTTCGCCCTCCGTTACCTCACTTTCTGTTACCTCACCCTCAATCTTATACAATTCGCCTTCCAAGCCATTTTCGCTTGCAGGCGTTGTATAAATGATTTCTGGCGGCTCACCGAAATCGGCGGTATCTACAAAGGCATCTATGTGTTCCGGATACACCTTGACCTCATTGGTTTCCTCTGTCTCTGTTTCTGCCTGTTCTGTTCCGCACCCTGCGGCAACGCCCATCATCAAGCAACCACATAATAAAACAGCCAAAAATTTTTTCATACTACCCCTCCTGTGTCATATCGTGCCATTTTTCTAAAATTTATCACATAACATGACGTATATCAAGAATATTTTCACGATTTTACACAAAATCCATCAGCCGCCAGAATTCCGCTTCCTCCTGCGCCTTTGATTTTTTCATTTTTGCGCCTTCGTTTCTAATCTGCTCCACAGCAATCAAATCGCACAATTCGCCAAAGGGGAGGGCATAGGCTGTCTCATAGGACAGCCCGATTTTCAATCCGTACCAGATGCACCACCCGACATCTGATTCTGTCGAGTGGTCTCCGCGTTTTTTCCTTCTTCATCTTCTGTTTCAATTCTTCTTTCACTGCCGTCTGCAATCGTTTCAAAGATTTTAGTCTGCATATCCAGAAGGTCATCCATACCACACAAATCATAAAGCGCATCATAGCTCAAAGGGGGCGGCGTGCTGATGTCTTCCACCTTGGCATATTTCGCCCCTGCATCCATCATGGCAGACAACAGCCAGAAGCTCTCATCCATTTTCTGCGCCTCTGTCCCCTCCGTCAGCGCCTTCCCAATATTTTCTGCGTTCCCGTAGCGTTCCGAACAATCACGCATCACACGAGCGGAAAAGCACAGCAGATATTCCTTTTTGTTAATTTCAATTTTCGCCGTTCTCATACGTTTCTTCCTCCGTTTCCTCTGTCAGATTTACCGTTTCTTCTCCCCCGTCATGCTCGGCTGTCATGACGGCATTCATTGCTCCCCCGTAATACCGAGGAATTTCTTAATTGCCGCCTCTGCGTCCGCCTCGCTGTCCATAGGGGAGGAAATCATCTTCCAAGGGTGTCCTGCGGCATCGCTGCGCAGAATACTACCGCTGATTTCAGGTGTCCCCCATTCGACCTTTTCGCCCTGTGTGGTAAAGGTGTCGTTAGGATTGGTCGGCTGAATCTTCGGCAATACAACCGCCTGCCACTTGGTTGCACCGTTTTTCTGGATTTTCACAACTGCGCCAAAGCCAAGGTAGGGCGTTTCCTGCTCATCATTCCAGATGTACCATTTTGCATCCTTGGTGCTGACATCCGATCCCGTCATTGCCTGCTCGATAATACCCAATACCTGCAGCATAACATCGGGCAGCAAATCATCCGTTGTCAGCGTCCATGTACCGCCTGCAAAGGTATTCGCACTCTCCGCAGGACCATTGTCTGCATAAAGGATATTATCATCCGCGCCCTCCAATTCAATGGAAAGCTCTACCGCCTTCCCCATCAGCGCGCCGCCGCTGTAGGTTACTGTTTCGCCTGTGTTGCTGTATTTTGCACAATAAGGTTTGCTCAAGCCAATCTTTGCCATATTTCCCTCATCCTTTCATCGTTCTTTTGATTTCCGTTTCAAATACTTTTTTGATTTCCGCCTCCGCCTTTGGCTTCGCCGTTTTCAATGCCTTTCGCACAAAGGGCGTTTTCTGAGAAAAGCTTGTGCCGCTTTCCGCAATTCTGGCAATCAGCGCAAGGGGCATCCCCTTCGGGTGTTTCGGGGTTATCAGGTCACTGTAGCCTGTAAAGCCGACAAGCGTATCCATCCTGTCCCCCTCCGATTGGAAGGGCGCAACGCCCAGTCCCTTTGCAAGCGCCGCCTTCTGTTCGTCCGTGATTCCCTTGAGGTAATGCCCTGCACTGCGGTCATTGTCGGTCGGCAATGCCTCCACAGCGGAGCGGATTTCGTCTGCGGTCACGCCTGCGCCCTCATAAAGCGCCTTTTTCGTGATGCCGTCCGCACTTTGCCGCAGCTTTTCCAGCTGTGCTATGTAGCCATCCAAGCCTGTGAAGGTAAGCTTTGCCATCAGAACACCTCCCATACCCATTCATAATGCGTAAAGCCTGTTTTCTCCTCATACTGCACGCTGTTTAATTCCCATGCAATATAGGGGGATGCGTCAAAAGCCGCCTCCAACTCCTCTTTCCATGGGTCAAACTCCTGCTTTGTGAAAAGGTCTGTTGTGCCTGTGACGGCTTTCTCCGTGTGGGTATTGTCCGCAGTCAAGTCATTTGCGCCGTCCTCCTGCCAAACAAAATATCGGTCGGATTTCATGGTTCTTCCGTGCCGCACCGCATCCGTCACAGCAAGGTGTGCCGCTATGATGTGTTCCTGCCAGCTCATGCCATCACCTCAAATTCCTGTTCGATTTTCGCAAGTGCCAGATCCACGCAGGGCGGATAAATCTCCATGACCTTCTGCACCGTATCAATGCGGTATTGCTTTCCTTCCAGAAGTGCAACATCCTGCGGAGAAACCGCCCCTGTAGCAGGTACCCGAATCACGCGCACAATCTCCACCTGCGCCTGCTTACTCTGATAAATGCGGTTAATGCCAAGCCTTTGTTCCGCAAAGCGCAGATTTATTTTTTCTGTAAGCTTTTCCTGCGGCGCATAGCCTGCCTTTGCCGCATCGCAGACAGCGCAGATTGTCACAATCCCGTCATTGAACGCCTGCGTAATTTCATGCTTCGGTCTGTTTGGTGCTTTCCACATACTCTCTCACCATTCTTCCGTTCTGCATATTCAAAATCAATGCCATGTAGTTGTTTTCAAATACATCCAATGCTTCATCCCTTGCATAGCGTACATATTCCATCATCAATGTACGGGGAAGTCCGTCCGCATCATAATCCAGAACGCTACCACCCTTTTCGTTCAGATATGCCATTGCAGCGGCAATAAAGCCACGAATCTTGTTATCCGTGGTTTCATCGTCCCATGTAATATTCAGATAGTTTTCGACATCTGCCAGAAGCTCCGCAGGAATACTCTGCCGCTGCATCAGGATTTTGTCACAGTGACGGTATAGGCTTTGGTGGTTGTGCCGTCAGCCGCCGTTACGGTAACCTTAACGGTATTTGCGCCTTCCTTCCACGTTGCCGCAGAGCCGTTGTCTACCTCCGCATCATTTACCTGTACGCTGATTTCCGCGCCTGCGTCAGAGGGTGCCGCCGTGATGGTGTTGGTTGCGTTTGTGGTTGCCGCTGTGTAGGTTACAGTTTCCTTCGCAAAGGCAGGGGACAGACTCAGACTGCCAATCTTCAAACCGGACAGTGTCGCATCATTGGAAACCTCCGCAGCAGCTACCTGCTCCACCTTATAGGTCAGCGGCTTAAGGTCTGCAATATCCAGATACAGGAAGGCGTTGTTATCCATAGGGAAACCGTTTGCATACAGCTTCACCAGATAAACCCTGTTATCCTCCAAGAACTGATACTGGTCGGAATAATCAATCTTTCCCTCTTTGCTCATGCCTACCGCCGCAAAGTATTTCTTACCCAGACCCAGAACCGCCTCTCCACGACTCAGTGCCGCAGACTGGATAATTGTCATGGGATAAGGCACAACATCATTGCGATAGGTGCCATCGGGAGCCATTACCGTTGTTGCGGGCATCACCCTCTGGAAATAATCCTGCGGATTGACAATCAGAAGGACATTCTCCACCGCTCTTGCCTTCCCGTTGGGGTCTGCCGCAATCAGAGAAATCAGATTGCCGACCGTTTTCACGGAAAGGTCATTTACCTTGATTTTCTCCTTTGCGGGATAAACGCCGCCTGTTACGGTAACGCCATCGCCTACCTGACGCATCATGCCAATAGGCTTTTCATGTCCATCCCCCTTGACAATGCCTGCCTCCAGACCATTCGCCAGTGCTTCATACAGAATCTGTCTAACGTAATTGTCCAGCCATTCGGGGCCCAAGTCCAGCATCGCCTTGCAGACAGGCAGGAAGGCGGACAGCTTCAGCAGGGTTGCATTGACTTCCTTGAAGCCGGAAAGCAGCTCCTTCACAATCGTATCTGTCAGTGCGCCCCACTGCGCCTCCTGCCGTCCGTTGGTGTTCATCAGCATCTTGATTGCGCCGCCTGTGGACAGGAATCCGATATGGGACAGCAGAGGGTGCGCCTCCCTCAAATCATCGAATACGGAATCAATCACCGTTTCGGGCATCACAACATCCAGATTTGCCAATGCCTGCTTAGGGTCTGCGGCACGCATTGCTTCGCCCAGCTTCTGGTAATACTGCTTTTCCTGAGAGGTCAGCTGGCGCACACCACGGGAGGTCAGTGCCCTGCTGTCATTCTCCTGTCTAAGCTGTTCAATTTTGTCCTCATAGTCCTGCTTAATGTCCTCGCCGATGCACGCCATCATGTCATTCATGGCGGCGGCAAAGCCCTCCTTGTCATCCTGCTGCAACGCTGTCTGCATTGCCTGTCTGATTTCTTCTCTTGTTTTTGCATCATTGTGTTTCATTTTCTATCACTCCTTTATTTTTCTGCATCAAAAAAGCCGTTCAGCATCGCCATGATACTGTTCGGCTCTTCCTTCTGTTTTGGTTCTGATTTCGGATCACGCTCTCCTTCTCCGGTACACGGCTCTGTCAGCTGGCGCAGCTGTGCCACAAGGCTTTTCTGCATTTCAATCCTCTGCTGTACGTTCAGATTTGCCTTCTGCATCACGCCTGCAACCTTGGCAGGGTCTGCATCCTCCTCCGCAAATCTGTCCGCCAGACCGTATCTGATACAGTCCTCTGCGGTCAGCCATGTTTCGTCATCCATCATACGGGACAGCAGCTCTTCATCCACCTTCTCGCCTGCCTTCTGCAAATATGCCTGCTTTCCGGCATTGTTGATGATATCCAAATCATCCGCCGCCTTCCGCAGCTCCGCAGCATTGCCATAGGAGAACATCCACATGTTATGAATCATCATCAGTGCATTTCTTGGCATGATGATTTCATCTCCTGCCATGGCAATCACAGAGGCAATGGAGCAGGCAAAGCCGTCAATGTAAACGGTTTTCTTCGCAGGGTGCCGCTTCAGCTGGTTATAGATGGCAGTACCCTCAAATACAGAGCCGCCGTAGCTGTTGATATACAGCTTGATTTCCGCAATATCTGCGTATTTCGCCAGCTCCTCACGGAAGGTATTTGCACTGGTTTCACTGCGAATCACCTCATCCGTCCACCAATCGTAGCCGTCGCTTTCCACATCGCCGTAAATATAGATTTCCAGCACGCCGCTCTGCTGTGCCGCCTGTTTGATTTCCCACATGTTTTTCCTGTCCTTCATGCTTATTCACCCCCTTTCCCATCAATGCGGTGCATCGCACCGTCCAGAGTTTCAAAGTTTTTGGTAACAAAATGCTGATTTGCCCAAGGCTCATTGATTTTCGGCATTCCTGCCGCATCCAGTACGTCATTCACACAGAACGCCGCAGAACCAATCAGCTTCTCGATATTTGCCGCATTGCCGAACAAATCGAAATGCAAAATTGCGGAGGTATCAATCTGCAAATAGGTGCCTTCCTTCCATTCCGAAAAGCCGTACCGTTTTCGGTTGATTTCCTCCGAAAGCTGATCGCAAAGAGGGTCAATGCAGGTGGTCAGCCACCTTGTCATAGCATCCTTGGAATCCGCCACATCGCCGAAAATCAGCACAGGCGGAATCAGAAACCCTCTTGCCGTGAAGTCAAAAATATCATCCACCAAAGCACGAATATCTCTTGTGGAACGCTGTGTATCCGGATTTCCGCCGACATCCTCATATTTGTACCCGTCAAATTCCGGCAGAACCCCGTTTTCGGATGTCAGAAACGGCTTTACCTGATTGCTCAGCATCTCGCCAAAGACTTCGTTCCACCCTTTCTTGCCGTCCTTGCCGTCACCGATATTCCCTGCATTTGCAATCTGGCTGACGTGTACCTTGAGGTGTCTGCCGCTGCCCCATTCGTAATTCTTCATTGCCGCCTGCACCAGTCTTATGTATGACTGATACAGCCCATCCAAAACGGGCTTAATATCCTTATGGTTGAGCCGCAGATGCAGCACTTCGCTTTCCGGAAATGTCTTTTGATAGCTAACCTCGCCGACAACCACACCCTGATATTCGTTTTCCTTCCATGGATGCTCTGCGGCACTTGTAAAGCTGTCCGCCACCGCCAGATATTCCCGTCCGCCCGTTTTTCCACCGCTGATAATCAGCACTTCATTCTCCTTGTAGAGCTGATAAATCAGCTTATGCAAAAAGGCGGTACTGTTCTGGTTAGGGTTCGGCTCCACGTTCCAGAGGTAATACTCCTCGCCCCTGTTTTCCTCATGCTTTCTGTAGGTCTTGAATGTGCATTTGCCGACTGCATTTGCAATCATCGCCACACAGGTATGAAATGCCAGCTCACGAATACGGTATTCCTCCAACGCCTGCTGTAATTCCAGAGAGGAAATCTCTGCCGTGCCGCCAAGCCCCAGTTTAGATAAAATCCATCGTTTGATACTGATTCCCATTTTCTCACCCCCTTTAAAATACAAAAGCACCCATTGTCGGAATTTGTACAGGTGCGCCATCGCCAAGAACGGATTCTATTGTCATCGCCGCTACAAATGCCATAAAGGCATCATTCTTGCGGCTTTTTGCCTCGATTTTCGCATAGATAAAGTTGCCTGTATCTATGCCCGATTTTATCTTTGTGCCCGATTTTACCCGCTTTGTGTTGTTCACGCCCCACCGCAGATGGGGAACATTGCCCCAGTGCAGATATTGTCTGTTAAAGCACTCCTGAATCACAGGCTCAATCTGCATAATGTCGGACGGGCGTACCAGCTTGATATTTTTCTGCTCATCACTGAAGCCAATCTTTCGCAGGCTTTCCGCAACCAGCGCATAGCGGTGATGGTCGAGCGCAAGCATCTTGACATTGTACCTCCGCATACTGTCCCAGATGTAATTCGCCAATAAATCAGGATGAATCCCGACATCGTCCACAACCGTAACCTCTCCGCGCTCCGCCCATTCCTTCCAAGGTGCTTTCACACGGTGCAGTGTTTTCGACCTTGCACAAATCCATGCGTGATTGATGTCGAACCTATCCGCACCTCTGCGGAAATGCAAATCCACAGCCGCCCAGTCATCCAGCTCCGCATAGTCCACGCCTGCGACACAGCTCCACCCTGTCATATCAGGCAGGGGCTTATTTGTTGCCGCTACGTTTTCATATTCCGTAACTGCAATCTCCTTCGCGCCGGAACGGATGCCCATTCGCTTTGTCATGAAATCCCCGTTCTGCTCCGGATGCTCCAGCCACTCCCTGTATTCATCCTCCACCTCTGCATAGAGCTCCGGAAGATATGGCAGGGACGGGTTCGCCATCTGCCAGTTTTCCGGATGATGCACCTGTGCCTTATCATTCAGACAGCAGATGAAGGGCAGAAAACCGTTGTCCTCCTCACCCTCAAAAAGAATCCTGCGCCCTCTCGCTAAATAATCATCCAGAGGGCCGTCGGAAATATCGCCGTTTGAGGTAAAATAGCCACGCCTTGGCTGCGCCACCTTGCCCTGCCCTGTGGTAAAAACCTTGATGTTGTCATAGTTTTCATACTGATGCACCTCGTTGAAGATAACCTTACCGCTGCGCAAACCGTCTCGCCCTTTGGGGTTGTTGGTATGCCCCTTCATGACACCCTTGTTTTTCCGCCCCTGAATGACCTCTTTGGTGTGATAATAGTGTCTGCTCAGCTTCTTTTCCCATTTCGGGTTCTCCAGAACATCCACCAAATCCAACTGCGGTCGCTTCGCCTGATCCTCATTGTTTGCGCAGACATCCACGTCGTAATATTTTACAGGGTTGTAGGGGCTGATACTGCACGCACCGTCAAAGGCAATAAAGCCGTCCTTCCCTGCGCCACGCCCCACCATGGCAAACACAATCTTCCATCTGGGGCGGTTGTTGGATTTCCAATAGGTGCAGTCCCAAAGGGCAATCAGAAACTCCTCCCATGGGAACAGCTTTTCAAAACTGAAATACTTCGCCAGACCCAAATATTTTTCCAGCTGCTCTGTGTCCACATAGATTTCCTCTGTCTCGAAGCATTTTCGTACATGGGCGGCAAGTGCTTTCTGCTCCTCGCAGGCAATACCATTTTCGACAAGCTCAATGTATTCCAAAATATGAGGATTTAACTCACAGCTCATCATCCTCACCGCCTGCCGCAGCCTTCGCCTTAACAGCCTGCTCTTTAAATCCGAGTGCCGCCCAAATGGAAAGCATCTGACTGGAAACCCTCGTTGCAATGGTCAGCGATTTGTTGTCCGTGGTGCCCTTCTGGTTCTCGCCGTTCTGGTATTCAATGAATACACCACGCTCCGAAATATCATCATTCAGCATCTGTAACCAGCACCAAAGGCGCATATATTCATCCACTTTATCCTTGTATGGCTCCGAAATTAAGCCCCTGCTTTCCAGATCATCCTCAAGCTCCTTTTTCAGTGCCTTATATTGTTTTGTTTTTTTATAATCCTTCTTTCCTGCCATCCTTTTTCACCTCTTTTTTGCCATCTACCACACCCTCATGCGCGTATTTTCAATTTTTCCGAATTGTCGCAAGTACAACCCGACCGAGCCAAAACGCCAAAAATCCGTTTTTTTCGAGGGGGGGTATCATATTTTTCAAATCAGTCCCACCTCTCCTCGGTGATTGGCTTCACAGTCTTTCCGTATCGGTATCGCACCGTCCGCTCCGGATGCAAGTCCTCATGGCACTGCCTGCATACACTGACAAGCTGCCGCTCCTCTCCATCCCAGATAGATAACGCAAGGTCGGGTCTGTCCTTCAAATGCTTGACATGATGCACAATGTCCGCCCTGCGATACCTGCCCTTTCGCTTGCATATCTGACATTCGTAGTTGTCCATCCGCAGAACCTCCGCCCGCAGCTGCTCCCAGTCCTTCCAGTGATAGAAGGAATCTACGTTGTCGGCGGAAATCTTCTCCTGTAATTTCAAAAGTTGTTCTCCTGTCATCCGCATCATCCTTCCGCAAATAAAAAATCCCGATAAGCATTGTAGCTATCAGGATTTCTTTTGATTTATTTTGATATTTCTATTGATATTTACTCTTTTTCGTGTTATTATATAAACAGAAAGGAGGTAGTGCAAAATGAAAAAAGACAAAGACTTTAAGCTAAAAATTGTCGAACTTGTAATCCAAGCAGTTATTGCCCTAGCCGCTCTGATTACAGCCATCAAATCTTAGCAAGTTCGGGGAGTAACCCTCCCCTCACTTCTTAGATAAAGTCAATGTCTCATGTTTATTATAACCAATCGAAAGGAGAATGACAATGAAAAATAAGATCTCTGTTTTCTCGCTCCTATTCTTTTTTATCTATGCGGTACGCACAGGCTGGACACCGATTTTAAAAATCCTTGTAATTTTAAATTCTGCCCTTGTGCTTTTACAGACAGCTTTACAATACAAGGAGGTTCTGCATAATGCCAGAAAATGAGTATATCTCTGTTACCCAATTCGCCCAGAAATTCGGTAAGGATGTCGGCAATGTCCGCAAGCTGATTAAGGATGGTCGCATCCCTGCAATCAAAATCGGGAATCAGTGGGCAATCCCTGCCGATGCTGAACCTCCTGCCGATAAACGTGTGAAGTCCGGCGAATACCGCAACTGGAGAAAGAAAAAGGATCCTTTCGAGAAGGACCGCTGATGCGGTCTTTTTCTCTTTTCTCCATGCTATCATAATAACACAAAAGTACGTCCCTTTTGTCCGCAATTATTTTTTCTTGTCCAGAAGCCAGAAAAATTTTTTCCTGCGTTCATAGAACGCTGTTCTTCCGTATGGCACACCCAGATATTCCCAAGGCACACCGTCCGCTACATTGCTGATGATGTATGTATATATCTCCGCATCCGCTTCAATCGCCGTCTGCTCAATCATCTCCAAGTCCCGCTGCAGCTCTGCCCTTCTGATTGCTGTGCTCGCGGTCTTATCCGAAAGCTTGCCGCTACCACCACCGCTGAGCGGAGGTGAGCCGACTTCCGTAATCGACCGCAGAAGTGATTGCTTTTCTCTGTATTGGCGGCAGAAGTATTTTAATTCTCTGTAGCGGTTGCCGGAAATATTATATCCGTCAAGCTTTAAATCTCTGTCCTTCATTGCATCCCCTCATTCCCGTAATCTTTATTTCTTCAATATTCTTTCTCACTTATTCTAAAACATCTGCAAGCTCATCATAACTTTTAGTCCTCCTCTGTTAATTTTCCTACGGTCATTTAGTGCTATTTTTAACTCCAGTTACCCCCCTTTTCTTTAGGTGGATTTTTCGATTTTCGTCAAAACCTCAAAAAACGTTGATTTTTCAGGAAATATTCCCTATCAAAAAATGCCAAACCCATGCCAAACTGCCAATACCCGTTTTGGCACTCCAAAAACCGTAATTTTCTAGGAAAAATACAGGTCATTTGGATGTAAAAAAGAAAGAATTTGATTGCACCTTTCCTCTCTTTTTACTCTGGTAGCCACCAGTTTTTCTTTCGATAAAAAATGTAATCTCCCATGTTTATTTGCCTGTTTTTTCTCTCATTGTTTTTGCTTAAAATGGTCTGTCTGCTCTTGTAATTTCTCCGAAATTTACCACGACTTAATACCCTTCGCCTCGTTCACACTCAGCCCAACAATCCCTGCACTTTCCCTGCTGTCTGTTGCACGAAAATGTCCTTTCGGATGCTGCGGATACATGAATTCAAACATGGCATAGTTCGCCAAATCGCACAAATATTCTGTATTTCCGGTCTCTTTATATTTGTCCAAACACTTCTCCAAGGTTGGAATTGCCTGAACAAATCCTTTCCCGTAATTATCCGCCACAGAGCCATATTTGTGAAAGCTTACCCTTACTCTGTTCTTCCGCAACTCGTCAAATTTCTCGCTGTATTCCTTGTTAAAATTCATTATCTTTCCTCCTTCTCTCCAGTGCCGCTTCCGCTTCTTCTCTTGTGAAATACAGGTTCTCATAGTCATACGATTCCCATTCGTCAGCATACTTGATAGACTGCGTCGATACATCCTGCACCTTCCATTCGTTGATATAGAAATGGTGGTTTGGTACGGTTTCTTCGAGGATTTCATACACCGTATCTCCAACCCTGCAAGGCAGCACCAACAGCCGCCCCTGTTCTTCCAAGTCCCTGTAGCGTTTCAGTTCTTCCAGCCAGTCAGCTTCCTGTCCAAATCCCTCCGCAGTTCTTCTGAACACTCCAAAATCATCCTCCGACAGATGTTTCCGGAGCCGTTTTTCTGCCGTTCTTAACTGCTTAATCTTTTCTTCAAGCGTCACATTCATCACTCCAATCAATCGCCTGTCCGCAATTAGGACAGAACTTATAATCGTCATAATCTACCTCGTATCTGGTTCTGCAGCAGGGGCATAACCACTCGTCAAATATAATCTCTCCATCCTCGTCATACCCATCACCTTCAAGATCTGGTTGTTTCGGCACATGCTGTTCCAGTGCAGAAATTGCTATACCAATGGCTCCATAATGTCTCTTAAGTTCTTCCAATGATTCCCATGATGGGTTCAAGGGACTTCCGGTCTCCATAAAACGATGTTTCAAATATTCCAGAGCTTCTTTTCTTGTCATGCTTATCCCTCCTTAAAACGGCAAATCATCATCTTCCAGTGTTTCGTCTATGGGATAGAACCCCTCCTGCTCCGCCAGCCCCATCTGCTTTGCGGGCTTATTCGGTGCCGCTGCGGGTCTGCTCTGTTCCGCCACAGGCTTATTCTCCGCATCCCTCTTGCTGCCCGTAAAATAGCAATTCTCTACAACAACCGTTGTTGTCCAATGCCTTTCGCCGTCCTTCTCCCAGCTTCTGACATTCAGCCGCCCTTCAACAGCGAACATGGCACCTTTTTTCATAAATTTTTCTGCAAACTCCACCATGGCTCCCCATGCAATGCAGGAGATAAAATCTGCATCTGCCTGTCCATTCTTTTTGAACCGCCGATTGACTGCTAATGTATATGTGGCGTACTGTTTGGAATCCTCTGAACGTGTCCAATCCATTTTGGGGTCGCTTGTCAGCCGCCCCATTAGAATCACCTTGTTCATGCCTGCCTCCCCCTTCTCTTGTAATGGCTTACCGCTGCGCTCTTTCTTTTATCCGCTTCATGCAGTATGCTTGTCCTTCTGAACCTCTCCAGCTTCTCCTCTTGCCGCTTCCCGTCCCATGCTTTGTATCTCTCACACTTTCCATGACAACCGACAGTTCTCTCTTGGCATCCGCAGCAAGGGCAGTCCCTTCCGCTTGTGCTGTATGTAATTCCTTTGCCCATGTTCATACCTCCTACAGTAAATAGAACCCACCTGTATCCGCAGGCGTTTGCGGTTTTCCTTCCGGTTCATCCCCCAGATAATTCCGCCCGATAATCGCCATAAACTCTGCTCTGGTATGGGTTTCCTCAAACCTTCTCTGGCAATCCTGTTTCAGCCGCAAGTCAATCTTATGCCCATCCCTTCCGTGGACACCCGACGTTCCTCTGTGCCATTCCGGCTTGAGCCACACCCAGAATCCGTGTTTATCGGAAATCTGCCGCATTCCTACGCCGAAATAAATATGGTGCCACTCCAACGGCCCGTTTTCTGTGCCGGTAAAATAGCAGCGTTTACTTTTTCCCTGCAAAACGGAATAGCTATGACTGCCTGTTCTTGCTCCCTGCATCTGTTTCCGCTCCTCCTTCATATTCTCCGTAATCCATGCCGCCCCGACGGACAGCTTTCATATATCGCACCCAACCGATTTCTGCAAAATAGTCCTCGGTCTGCACAATCACATCAAATCCCTTTGGCGGTCTTAGGGACACCTTCCTTTTGGTTTCCTTGATAACCTCCAGCTTCACTTCCGGCTTCTTCAGATTCCTGCTGGTGCTCCAACGCTTTGCGCCCTTTCTGATGTTCTCCTTGGATATGTAGCTTGCAAGGCGGTTGTCCTTCTGGTTCTTATACAGCTTTTTTATCAGAACTGTACCATGCCCCCATTTTTCCAGAAGGATCTCCAAACCCTCCTTCATGCTCAGACCTTCAAATCCGCTCATGACAATGTGATGATGCACCCTTCCGTTCTTCCCCTGAGTTTCCGTTACTGCGACATACTTCAATTCCGAAAATCCGTTTTTCTTGCGATACCGTTTCAGCCGCAGGAGAAAATTTGCAAGCAGCTTTCTTGCCTCCTCCAGAGATACCTCCATTCCGTAGGTCAGCAGAACGAAATAATCATCCCCATTGAAATTGACATTGATAATGCGTGTCATTTTCTTTCTGGCGATTTGCAGATTTCTTTTTGCCTGTTCCTCGGATGTCAGATTTTCGCTCCGACCTCTTTCGTATTTTTTACCGATGGTTCGAGGGGAGTAAAATTCCTCCACCTCGTATACATCCCCCGACCGAATCTTCTTCCTGTACTTTGGCATTCCCATTCCTCCTTCTTATAAATAAGAGCGTGTCCATTAAGTTAATTGCTTTATGGACAGTCTAAAGAGACCGCCGCCTCTTGAAAAAACAGTCTCGGGAATACCGTAAAACCCTTGATAAATTAAGGATTCTGTGTTATATTTGTTGTAGATATGTATGGTCTCCCAAGACCTTCCCGCCTGCGTCAACAGGCGGGCTTTTTTTATGTGTTATCGTGTTTCTTCCTTATATACTGATTCTGCTTCTTCCTCATAAGAGGATGCGCAGTCGCACTGCTCCCCATGGTCCAGATGTGCGCCGCAGTCCGTGCAGACCTCATACTTTCCTTTGTTCCTTCTATCCGTCATACCGCTCACTCCTTACAAATTATCCTGTACGCTCCGGCAAAGTGATTGCAGAGCCTTTCTCAGCTTATCCGCTTCTTCCTTGCCTTCGGATTCCTCTACGTCATCGATGCAGGTCAGCATTTTGTTGATTTCTCCCTGCACCGCCTCAAAATGCACCTTGAAAACCGTAATGCAGGAGCCTGCCGCTTTCAGCTTCTTTTCAGTATCTGCCTTTACCTGTGCCAATTCCTCCTTGGCTTTCAGCATGGCTTCCTCCGCTTCCTTCTGTGCGGCTTCATGCGCTTCAATGGCTGTCTGTGCCTCTTGTGCCTCTTTCTTTGCTTTCTCTGCATCCTTCTTGGCTTTATCCAGCTTCTTCTGCATGGCTTCTTCTGCCCTCTGATTGGCGGTGTTCTCCGCTTCTCTGCGGATTCTCTCCAGTTCGGATTCATCCGGAAGGGCGGTCTGCTCTGCCTGCATCCGCAGCTCGTCCATTTCTGTTTCCATGGCGGCAATCCGCTCCTCCGCTTCTCTCTTGGCTTGCTCTGCCGCCTCCTTCTGGTTAACCAGTGCTTCCAGCTTATCCTCTGTTTCTTTATAGGCGGCATCCACAGCGTTATCCTTTTCCGTCCGGAACAGATCCAGCTGCGACTGCAATTTCTCTTTTTCTGTGCGTTCCGCTTCCAGCTCCTTCAGCAGACGCTCCATTTCCTTTGTGGTCATATCGGCAACCGTTTTTTCTTCCCCGTCAATCTCATGCGCCTCGCCGACAAATTCTTCCCGTTCCTCTGCCGGCAGGGAAAGCAGGAGCAGTGCCTTTGTGGCACTGTTCCCCATGTCCGCAATCAACTGCGGATTTCTGTATTCCTTGGCAATCCGCATGAAATTCTGTGCGGTACGTTCCGAGAACTCCACCTCATTCTGCAACCATGCACCCCATGCGCCATGCGGCAGTGTCAGCTTTGCCTCATGCAGACGCTTCCCAATCTCGATAATGGCATTGCCTGCCTGTAATTTGTAAAAATTGATTTCCTGTGTAATGACCTCAATCGGTCTTGTGATTTCGTTCATGCTGCTGCCTCCTTAGCCTTCTTATTTCCGCCTTTTTTCACAATCTTTTCCATCCACATATCCACAAAGTTCTTCACATCCGGTTTTCTGTCATAGGATGCGTTATGCTCTGTGCGGCATTGGATCACCCTTTTCTTCTGCAATTCCAATGTATAAAAGGGCTTGTCCGGTTCGCTTACCTTTCGCAGGAAGAATATTGCGGTTTCTCCCTCTGCCATACGTTTGATGTACCCGCCGACACAATGATGCAGGGCTTTTCCCTCTGCCATCAGCTCCATCTGTTCTCTCGCAGGGCGAATGAAGAATTCTCCTTCGCCCCATGCGAATTTTTCCAGCTTTTCTACTGCCTTTTGGAATTTCTCTTGGTCTGCCTTATTTCTTTCAAATTTGACCTGTTCCATCGTGCGGTTGTGCGCGGCTGTCAAATCCTTCGGGAAAAGAATCTCCTTATCGTGTAAATCAAGGTGCAGCTGCTCACACTCCTGCAAATAATCCCGATAGACTCGTGCCGTATCATTCTGAGATATGATTCTTCTATCCGGATTTTTCTCTTCCCTCTTGTCTGTCTGGTTTTTAATGTATTTCAGAATCCTTCCTGCATTTGCGTATGGTGTTGCTCCGCTCCAAAGCTGTATATCCACTTTCGATTCCAGCACCAACCGTATCTCGGTATCTGTGATTTTTCCGCCGTATCTTTCCCAAAGGTCATTCACGCGCTGAATATCATTCAAACTCCATTCCTCCGGCGGCATCAGCTTTAAAATCCGCAGCGGAAATTTGAAGCACTCCCTCAGCCTTTTCCGCTCCCAACGGATAGCGTTTCTGTTTTCCTTGGACATTCCAAAGATACGGTTATGCACGATGTTCCGATAGCCTGCTTTCCAGAGAAATTCAATGACCGGATATTTTGCGTGGTATTCTAAGAAATAAATCGGATTTTTGTTGTGTCTTTCCGCCGCAAGATAACCGTCAAGGTCGGCATACTGCATTGCCGTTCCGCTCAGGGCTTCTTCTATTCCGCCTGTATAAAAATAATACCCACCGTCATAGATGCGGTTGTCGCTCCATCTGGTCCATTCGTCCAGCTCGTACCGCTCCGTTTTCATGTAATAGTTCCACTTGCCTTGCTTTTGCCACTTAGCTGTTTTTGCTCCTCTGATGGCATAGCGCACAGTCTCCTGTAGAAAATCTTCGATATGCTCCCACCTCGCTGTATGGTCTCTGCGGAGCAGCCATTGCCGGAAAAAGACCGTCTTTCCGTCCGTCCCCTTCTGCACCGCAACGATATTTTCTATGTAATTTGCGGCAAACGCACAGCCGTCCTCCAGAACGCAAGGAACCCTTGCACCGCAGTTCGGGCAGGTGGCATACGCGCTCTGCGTAAATCGTCTGCCCATGGCATGAACCTGCGTGCCGCAAACGGTGCAGATGCCGTTGACATTCCCTCTTTTATAAATAATCACTCTATCCTTTGGTAAAACCTCTCTGCGGATGTAATCAATCAACCCCTCCGGTAAAGCTTCGGGGCAAAGCCGATAGTCCTCATCCATCAGCTCGCCCCGTTCCTCCATTGACCGTTTCTTCATTTCCCGCCTTGTTTGCTCTATCCACTTGCAGAGATTGTCCAGCTGATGATTCCCCGTTTTTTCTGCTTTTAAGAAACGCCGCAGGGCTTCTTCCTCTCTGGGGGAAATCATGGCGTATTCCCCTGCGAATCTCCGGAAGGAATCCAGAACCTTCTGCTGTATCTTTCCTTCGTGCGTGATGCCCTTTACCTCTCTGCTTTTCTTGGCGCAGACGATACGGAAGGAGGGCGTTTCTCGTTTGTACGAAACACAGGCGGTGTTTTCAAGAAAATCGACCACAAGCAGACGTTCCCCGTCCACCACAGGCTCCTTGACCGTTACCTTCCACCGCTCCATGCTTTCCCTGCGGAATGGGGCAAACGGCATTGCTTGTATCTTTTTCAGATCCATGCCCTCGCCCCCTTACAGGAAATCTTCCAAACTGACGCAAACGCCCTTTTTCGCCTCTTCCGCAGATGCCTGCGGATTTGCCGTTAAGCCGAAATATTCTCTTGCCCAACCATATACCACAGAATCCTCAATCACAGCGCAATTCCCTGTCTTTTGTTTGGATGCTTTATTTTGGATGCCGCCCAATGCCTTTGCAAGCGTCTTTTCCTCCTTCAGCACCTTTTCCGCTGCCGCTTCGGATGTAATGTTGTCAATAATATGTTCGCCGATGAGTGCCAGATATCTGTTACTCGGCTCCTTCTGAATCTCTGCATTTATCTTTTTAATCGCATCCTCGATTTTTCCCATTTTCAAAACCTCCGATTTTCTCCAATTCCTTTTGCTTTGTGGTAAAATGATTTGTATGACTCCTCGGAGCAGCATCCCCGGTCAAAGGGGGTGATTGCTTTCTTCTTCTTTTTCTTTTGGGAGTTTCCTAACATTCTTTCCGAGCGTCTGACACACGCTATGAAAAAAATGAATATGGATATCAGCACGCTTGCTCTTTTGGCAAACATTTCTCCTATTACCGTTCAGCGTTGGTTAAGCGAAACTTATCAGCCACGCCATGTGAATCTCCCAAAACTCATTTGCGCGCTCCAAGTTCCGGCTGACTATCTTTGTATAGAATAGCCATAGTCTTCTATGTTGCATTTTTATTTCATCATTCGGGGATGCTGCTCCGAGAAGTCATATTTTCATTGCATAAATCCTACTTTTCTGCTACTATGTAATTGATTGTTTATCTTTTCCCCCGAGGCGTGCCACCGCCAAAGGGGATATTTTATTTTTCTTCGAAACACTTTTCGTATGTCATGCCTGTCTCCTTCAGAATCAGGTCAATGACATATTTCGTTGTTCCTCTCTCTCCCTTCATCAATGTGGTTACCGTTTTATGTGCTACCCCGATTCTTCCGGCAAAGTCACTGATGGATTTACAGTTCATCCATATCCATTTCTCCAGATTCGGGTAAATGCTCCATCCTATGTCCTTCATTCCTGCACCTGCTTTCTGCGAAATTCATCCTTGAAGAAGAAATACTCCGCCAGAATATTCACCCCCAGGCACACGCCCAGAGCCGCCATAATGTACATATCTCCGAAGTAATACAGAATTGCCCCGATGACCGTCAGATCCGCTACGATTGCCGCTACGGCATAGCACACAAACCGTAACGCCCAGCGAATCGGTTTCCGCAAGCGTCTGCGTTTTTTCATAATCTCACCTCTCTTTTCCTCCAATTCCCTTCTTCGTCTATGGATGCCTGTAGATGTATCAGTATGATCCCGTCCTCCTCCAGAAGGTCTAAAATCTGCCGCTTCGTCAACTCCATTAAGCACCTTTCTCCGTTCTTCCGGCAAAACTCCAGAAGGTATAAAGGCTCAGTAGATAGCAGAACACCTTTTTTGAACCTTCCCGGTTTCGGCATCCGAATAATATGTTGATTTTTCATTTCTATCCTTTCATAGCTTGTCCTTCTCATGGGGCAAAGCCCCGTCATGCCGTCACTGTATCGGGCGGATCGTCCAGAAAATCCACCGTATAGCCATGTGCCTTCGCTACCGCCTCAATAGCTCGCTGATTCAGACGTTTTCCAAATTCCGCTTTTTCCTGCTCGCTCAGAGAATCATAGGGGATAATCCCATCCTCTCTCACAATCTTCGTGATTACCTTTAATGGTTTTTTTGCCATATCCAACACCTCCTCTATACCTTATTTCAATCGGTTTTTGTCCTATGCTACCTATCCTTTCGGTCATTTTCTTTGCGGCGGCTCACTGCCTCTGATGCCAGTGAAAAGGCATACAGCGCAATCAGAACCGCTATCAGCCCCGCTACGCCTGCGAAGGACAGCAGGGCGAGAGCGGCAAGTAAATCTGCCATTGCATCCCCTCCTTTTTCGCTTTCCTTGACATTTTTCTCCATCTTCCTTATGCTGAAAAGGAAAAGGAGTTGATTTTATGTGTTTTCTTTTGGCTGATACTTTAAAAATATTTCGAGAAGAAGTTTTTACACAAAACCTCTACAACATAGTTGCCTGCCTGTCTTTTCTAGGTACCGGATATTTGTTTATCTGCCGCTGGCTTTCCAGTAGGAAAAATATTAAAACATCCATTATCGACCATGCAAAAGTATTCGGAAGAATTGTTCAGTTTTTTGTATCATTCCAAAATCAATCTACTGCCCCGTTGACAGTTCATTCCGTTGCAATCGTCTATGCCGCAAAAGAGTATCCTTGCGAACTCATTCCTAAAAAAATCAGAGGAAAAAACGAATGTGCAATCAATACCCCTATGTTTCCTCTTAATCTTGCTCCTCAGCAGGGCTATCTGTGCTATCTTGAGTTTCTAAACTGCGAAGATATTCTAATAGCTGAGGGTAAAACGGTTGTGTTGAAAATTCACACCAACCGCGGACCGATAAAGAAATCAATAATCCTACAGAGCAAATCTCATTATCTGCATATTGCTTAACTATCTCAAACCTGCTTTCCGTTCCATCTGAAGGAGCGGTTTTTTTATTTTCCATGCGATACCTCCTCAGCTTGCGTCTTTGTCTGCAAAGAGCATCGGGTCAACACCGATGAAAATGCACACCGCCATAAATTCATCTGCCCTCAACTCTCTTTTTCGTCTGGTATTCATTAAACTGTTATAAAGCGAAGTATAAGGAATACCTGTTCGTTCCGATATTTTTTTAATGCTTATCCCTTTATCAGCTACATATTTCGCAACTTTTTCCGTATACATTTTTATCACCCTCCTTTCTTTTGTGCCTTTTCTTTCTCGAGATTGACATTTTTCTCCGTTACTCCTATTCTTAAAAAAAAGAAAGGAGATGTTCTTATGAGATTAAACAATAACTGTCTTCGCGATATTTTGTTGTACCTTGAAAGTTGCGACTACTACATACTTAATGAAAATAACGATGTAGAATCCAACGGCATTTGGTTTGAAAAAATTTGCAAAGAAAATGCTCAGTATAGCAAGCCGGAAATTTACTACTCACTCTCTAATCTTGAACAAGCCGGCTTTATCAATATGAGCAAATCCTCTTTTAGTAACTCCTTGGATTGCTGTGTCAACTTCATTACTTTTCAAGGACATGAATTTTTGAACCAGATTAAAGATGATAAGAACTGGTCAAAAATACAGCACTGTCTAAAAGCCTTGCGAAACTATTCTCTGGATGCAATTCAATCCGTCGCATCCGGAATCGCTAGTGCCGCAATTCAATCTTACACATCATCTATTTCTTCAAAAAATGTTTAATCGCATATTTGGTACCCTTTTTCATTTCTGCATCATTTGGAAAAGGGTATTTTCTTTCGTTCATGTACCACAGAACTGTTATCAATGAAACTCTAGTTACCACCCATCCTGCTGCACAAATAATGGTTGTCACTATAAAAATCAGAGCCATTGTCCATCCTCCTTTTTTATTCTTTGTTTTAACTAATAAATTCTCTGTATCAAAGAACTCACTACTAAAATACTCTATATTTCAGAGAATGTCAATCATTTTTACAACTTTTTTCTTTGTTTTAGAGATTTTTATTGACAAAACGATAACTTCGATATATATTTTGATTAAACGGAGGGAGAAAAATGAATAGTATCGGTCAAAAATTAAAGCTATTGAGAAATGCAAAAAAATACTCTACAAAAACCGTTATCCAGAAGTTGCATCTTGCCGGGTTTGAAATTTCCGACAAAACATTATACGGCTACGAAAACGGAGCTAACATGCCAAATGCAGACATCTTCATTGAATTATGCAAGATTTATGAATGTAATAACATTCTCGAAGTATTTTCCGAAATGAAAATAGACTACTCTATTCCAGATGATTCCACGATGTCTGTAGCTAAAAAATACAGCGCTTTAGATGATTACGGGAAAGACCTCGTCAACACCGTTATTGAAAAGGAATCTGAACGCAAAAAAGCCCAAGAAAAAGAAAACAAAGCCGCCACACTTGAAGATGAAGATTCTGAATATATAGAGCTGGTTGCCCGCGGCGGCAAATATAAAGTGAAAAAGGCAGATGCTATCGAATGGGCGAAACAGCTTGACCTTGACGATTATGAAGAAGATCATGACCTCTGCTGATTTCCAGTAATCCCCTAATGAACTAACCCCTGCAGCAATTTACAATAATCTCTATCGAGTATAGGAGGTTATTGTAAATGTATGAACACTACAAAAATGCAAGAAATAAATCATGGGAGGTCCTGATTGCGTGCGGCATTAACAGCTTGCCTGTTGATTTGTGGAAAATCGCAAAGCATTTCGATTTACACATTCACCCATATTCTAAAACCAACCTTATCGGACTGCTGAAAGAAGATGTTTCACATGGCGATGGGTTCATTGTCTATCTTGATGGTAAAAAAGAAATTTTCATAAACGATAAAATCCATTGCCGGAACCGCCGCCGCTTCACTGTGGCGCACGAACTCGGTCACGGTATCCTAAACCACGAAATCAGCCAAGTGCATTATCGCAACAGCGAAATCGACAGCCAGACGGATACACAGGAGATTGAGGCGAATGTATTTGCCAGAGACATTCTCATGCCTGCCACCGTCCTTGCGGCATTGGATATACATACCGCCGCAGAAATTATGAGCCTCTGCCATGTCAGCCGCCAATCTGCTGCAATCAGAGCACAGCGGATGCAGGAGCTCTACTGGAGGAATAAATTTAATCTGCATCCGGCAGAAAGAAAAGTAAGAGAACAATTCGATGATTTCATCAGAAATTACCGCAAATAATGCAGTTTCGCTCAATTTTGAGCAAAACCCGCAAAATCTGCGGATTTGAATAAAAAAATCCCCCTTCCCGCTACCAACAGGAAAGAGGATTCATGAGGCAGTCGCATGATGCAACCACCACTCGCAAAAGTATTGTATCATAAGACCGCTTTATTTGCTATACATTTTTATAAGCAAAAGGAGGTCTTTTTTTATGATTATCGCAGCTGCTTACGTCCGCGTTTCTACGGATGAGCAAACCGATTATTCCCCCGCCGCTCAGCTGGCGGATATTAAAGAATACGCCACCCAAAACGGCTATCATATCCCCGAAGAATTTATTTTTATGGACGAGGGCATTTCCGGCAAGCGCGCCGATAAGCGCCCTGCATTTCAAGCCATGATTCGGCAGGCCCGAAAAAAATCCAATCACATTCAATATATCATCGTACATAAATTTGACCGTTTCGCCAGAAATAAAGAGGATTCCGTTCTGTATAAAGCCCTGCTGAAAAAGGACGGCGTGAAGGTAATCTCCGTAAAAGAGCCTATCCCACAGGATGATAAATTCGCCGTTATCTACGAATCCATGCTTGAAGCTATGGCGGAATACTACTCTCTGAATTTGGCAGAAGAAGTTAATAAGACCATGATTAAAAAGGCACAGGCAGGCGAATGGCAGGCAACCGCTCCCTTCGGATATAAGAACGAAAACAAAAGCCTCACCATCGTTCCGGAGGAGGCAAAGATGATTCGCTATATTTTTGAGCAATACATCGCAGGCACTTCCATGTTCGCCCTCTCCCGTCAGATGAACCAAATGGGCTACCGTACCCACAGGGGCAACGTATTTGAACACCGAACTATCCAATACATTCTCAAAAACCCTGTGTATAAAGGCTATCTGCGTTGGACACCCGGAAAAAAAATCAATCGAAATTTTAATGATTCAGCCTCTATCGTTGCAAAAGGTGACTGGGAACCCATTGTTTCAAAGGAAATCTGGGATGCCGCTGCTGCTCGCTTCAAGAGCGAAAAAAGAACATATTATAAACACAAACGCCCCGAAACGGAAGGGATTCACTGGCTTTCCGGCATGGTAAAATGCTCCTCCTGCGGTCGCAGCTTGGTTGTCGGTGCAAAATATAAAAACGGTGCGGTTCAATTTCAGTGCGGAGGATATTGTCATGGGCAATGCCATGATTCCCACGCCGTTTCATCGAACAGACTGATTCCTGCTATTTTATCCGAACTTGAAAAAATTGCCGCGCATCCGGATACCGAAGGCTACCGCTACACCATACGGCGCGAACTCCCTGCATCCGATGAACTGGATGTTTATATGCCGCTCCTTACCAAAGCACAGCAGCGATTGAAAAAAGCAAAGGATGCCTACTTGAATGATATTGATACTCTGGAGGAATACCGCTCCAATAAAATGAATATCGAAAAGGAAATCGCAGAATTGAAGGAGCATATCGCAGAGATTGAAGAACAGCAGAATATGCCCTTCGACCAAGCCGCCTTTTCAACAAAAATTGCATCCGTTATTGAAATCCTGCGTGATGATTCCCGCCAGATGGAAGATAAACGAAAAGCGTTTAAATCTATCTGTGATAAGATAATCTTTCATAAACATGATAGCAGCCTTGAGCTGTTTTTAATTGACCAATAAACCTATATCCTAATGAAGTATGGGGGTGCAGATGGCGAGCTGGGTGCATCCCTGCGGTATCTCAGCCAGAAATTTACGATGGTAACGCCCGAGGCAAAAGCAACGCTGAATGACATTGCTACAGAGGAATACGAGTGTCACATCTATCAACTATCCCCTTCATACAGCAGAATCACAAACTAAAAGCCCCATCCTTGATGGGGCTTTTAGTTTCATTTCCTCATGAAAACCAACAACTATCCTTCGCATCCTCCCTCCAACTTATCACAAATCAGCTTTTTCTGATAACTTCCCCAAAAAAATAAGGAGTAGCGCATCAGATGCACCGCTCCCTGCAAAACCTTTCGGTTTTCAATCTCTCGCCCCGCAATGCCGCATCGGGGCATATTCAGCTTATCAGTTTAAAGGAGATAGGATTTCTTCGCAGCTGCCGGAATCGAACCGGCGCACTCGCTTGTGCCCATTCTCTTGCTGCGTTAGTGCCGGGTTGCCCCGGCAAGGGGAAAAAATGCTGCTCTACAGCTTAATGAGAAAGAAACCTGACAACTTTCTGTCTCGGCACTGCTATTATAGCATGTTTCGCAGAAGGGGGTGTAAAGAAAAACCCCCTTTTCTGCAAATTTTCTTTTCATTTCCGGGTTAAATTTTCCACTTTGTAGTGTATCCGCCGCCGAATAAGAATAACTCCTTCACCTTCGCCTGCTGTGCAGCCGTAAGCCCAAGCTCATTCATCAGATCCACCAGCGCATATTGCTTCTCTTTTCCCTTCATCCCTTTTTCATTGTATAGCTGTCCGTATTCCATTCGGATTCTCAAATAATCATTCATCCCAATGCCTGCGTCTCGCAGCGTGCGGATCTTGCTCCGCTCCTTCTCCTTGCTGTCTTTCTGCACAAATTTTTCCATGTAGATGTATTCCTTCTCATCGTCCGAAATCTCCGCATACTGCAAAGCAACCTTTTTCGGCGTATCGCTTTTGTAGTCCGCCGCCTGCATCAGGTAGTCCGCAACCTTGCCCATGCTGTTTGTCCAGCTAAAGTAATCCAGAATCTCCTTGTCCTTCTGGTCATCATCCAGAATACTTCTGTAAAGGATTGCCTTCTGCTCCGCGCTCAGTGGTGCGCTGCGAATCGCTCTGCGCTTCTCCTTCCCCTTGTCCTCTCGGTTCATTTTGCTGATGCTTTCAAAGGCTGTGGTGTTCTTTGCCCCCGTCTGCAATAGCTCCTTGTAAAGCTCCGTGCTCTTTTCGTTCAAGGTTCGGTTTTTCTCCATGTGCGCCTGTGCCTCCGGCACTGCCCATTTCCCGAAAAGTGCCGCCTGCAGCCAGTTTGTTTTCTTGTCCTTGTCCACCGCAAACTGCAGCCGCTCCCCCTTGTTCGTCTGGGTGTAGCTGCCGCCCTTTCGCATCATGTTAAGCCCCTTTATGGTCTTGTTCACCTGTCCGCCCGCAATCGGCAGCATCATGTAGGTGGCAAGCGGTGAAATCGCCTCTTTGTTGGCTTCCTGCAACGCCTTCCCCCATCTTTCCTCGCCTCGCATTGCGTCCGCAATGTGCTTTCCGCCTTTAATCGGGTGTGGAATCGCAGATTTCAACGGAATACGTCCCCCGTCAAAGAATAACCCGCCGACAAAGGGCGTGTTATCGGCCAGCTCATCTGTCACCCCTTGAATCACGGCAGAGGGAGCTTTTTTCTCCCTTTTTTCCGTCAGCTGCACGCCGTCCCCCTTTATGGCATCCCCCAGAATGTCCCAGGTGTTCCGCATGCCTTCCCCTGTTGCATCGCCAAAAGCCTCGTCTGCCATCCCAAGGGGGTCAAATGCACTTCTCCTGCCTGTGATTTTCTCATAAGCATCGTTAAACATGTAAGCCCCAATCACAATGCCCATGTAGGAACGCATCTTGCGGTAAAGCGTCTTTTCCTCGTGCGGAATGTCCTTAATCATGTTGCGGTAGCTGTTGTTTACCTCAAGCTGAAACGCCGTCAGCGGCTTCAGCACCTTGGAGTTGAAAATCGTCGGCATGCTGCCCTTGCTTCTTCCGGCAAAAAGGTTTCTGGCAAAGGTGTCTGCCTCCTTAATGGCTGCAAGCTCTCCCATCCCGTCCTTCAGGTTGTCGTGATATCTCGCCCGCCAAACTGCCTGTGTCGCAAAGGTGTCCGCCGCCTCCATCCATTGCAGAGGGTTCAGATTGCCGCCCTTTGTCTCCAGCCTCTGCAGCCAGTTCTTGTAGGTGCGCTCTGTGCCGCCTCTGGTCGCAAGAAAGGCACTTTTCCTTGTCAGCTCGTCCATTTCCCCGTTCTTCATGTAAAGCAGTGCTTCTCCCAGCCCCTTCAGCTGGCTGGTCGTTCTCGTTCTGCCTAAGCCCTGCGTAATGGGGATGATGTTCGTCAGCGCACTGCCGATGTTGCCGGCAACCATGTTTCCCGAAACCCTGTTGCTGATGCCGGTTACCGCCTTGTAGAATTTTCTCCCCAGAAGCGCTTCAGCTGCACGGTCGAGTTTGCTTTTCTTTCCGGCAAGCTGATTTGCGTATTCGTCCAAATTTTGCACATAATTCTGCAGCTTGTGGTTCTTTGCGTTCTGTTTATAGATTTCGGCAATCTTCTTGTTCCTATCCTCGATGGAAAGGCTCTTGTTCTTGTAAATTTCATCAATCTGCTTCTTCACGCTCTCCTCGGAAAAGCTGTATCGCAAGTGGTCGGAAAGTGCGCGCACATTGCTGATGTCATCCGTGTGGTAGATGATGTTGGAAGCCCCCTCGATGTATTGGTCGAAGATACGAAAAGCGTCATAGTCGGTAGCCTTCCCTTTTCTTTGCAGCACGTTTCCGCTCCATTGCGTTCTCGGCTTGAAGTCCTCCGTCCTTCCGGCAATGTCCATCGGCAGCTCCATGTCCGTCAGGTCAATGCCGAATAGGCTCGCTGTTTTCTGCAAGGGGTCCTTCGGGTCGTTGAGTTTCGCATGGGGGAAATAGTTTGGAATCCAACCAATCGGGTCGTATCCCTCTTTGATGCGTGCTTCGTTCAGCATCGGCCACATTTCCTTGAGAATCTGCTGCAGCTCCGCAATCCCTTTGTTGATTCTCCCCAGCTGCTCCTCGCTCAGGCTATTTTCCACCCTGTGGATCTGCTCCGCCAATTCCTGATACGCTTTGGATTTGCCGAATTCGGTTTTCATTTCCTGCAAATCGTATCTCTTTTCCCCCAGCCAGTGTATCAGTGTGCTTTCGCTGATTTTGCTCTCCGCAACGTCCGGCAGCTGAATGTCAATGTTCTTCCTTGTGTCAATGCCAAGTGCGTTCAGCTTCTTTGCATAATCGTTGACCATCAGCACGCGCTTTCTCTCGTTTTCGTGTATCGGCGCAAATATTGTGTCAATCACTCTGTCGGCGGTTTCTCTGTCCGGCGCAATGTCGTAAAGGTTTCTCTCCTGCGTTTCCGTTGCATATTGCAGACCAAGTGCCTTGTCCTTCCAGCCCTTTTTCCCGTCTGTCGCAAGGGTAATCTCCCCTACGGCATCGGCAGCCTTCCGCTGTCTCCTCTCGGAAAGGAATTGCTTGTATCCGCCGATTTTCTTGTCCATGTCCGCCAATGCTTTTCCGCTTTCGTATCTTTGCTCCAGCATGCCGAATCTGTCCCCGGTAAGCCGTTTCAGGGCCTCTGCGGAAATTTTTCCGTCAATGGCATTTTGTAAAAGCGTTTCCTCGTCCTGCGTTAGCTCTGCGTTCAGTGCCTTCCATTCTAGGTTCTCCTTTTCCAATTCCTTCTGCAGGCGGTATCTTTCGTTGTGCCAGCCCTGCACCTGCTCTGCGCTTGCCCTTGCATAGTCTACCTGCCCCGCAAGGTTGGAAATAAAGTCATCCATGTCCGCCAGCGTAATTTCCTTGTAAGCCTCATGCACGTCCATCCCGTCCGTCAGGTTCTGCAAAATGCGCTGCAGCGTCTCTCTGGTCTGCTGCTTCTCGCCCTTCTGCAAAAACTCACTCGCTGTGGCAATTTTGTAAATCTGCTTGAATTGCCCTGTCGTGCTTTCTATGCTTCTGGGGAAATAAAAAGGAAATTCCTTGGAAAGCCCTGCATAAACCTCGGAAATGTTGCCGTCTCTCTTGATGGATGCCTTTGCTAGCTTTCCCTTGAGCTGCCCTCTCTGTTTGTGAATCTGTGCAATGTCCGCCGCTGTGTCCGTGTCAATCAGAAGCTCTGTTTGCCGCAGCCGCTGAAATATCGCAGAAACCTCATCTGCCGTATTCTTCCTGCTCTTTTCTTCCACCAGTGCAAGCAGGTGCCGTCTCTCCTTCTTGCTGAGATTCCCTTCCTGTGCCGCCTTTTGCAGAATCTCGCCAATCTGTTTTTCCCCTTCCTCGTCGGTAATCCCGAAGCTGTCTCGGATGTCTGCCCTTGCCTTAGCAATCAGGTCTGCCTTCGTCTGCATTGCCTCCTGCTGTGCCAAAGTTCTGCCGATTTCGTTCATCTCTCGGTCAAAGTCCGCATTCGCTTTGGTAACATCCTTTAGCTCGTAGTTTGCTTCGTCCGCAATCCTTTGCAGCTCCTTCGTTCGCCAGTCCTTGTTCTGCAGTTGGAAATATCTTTCCTCCAGCTGCTTCACTTCCTCCGGTGTCATCCTCTCCGCCAGCACGTTTCGGTTCTCCGCCATGCTCTCTGCCGCCGCCTGAATCGTTTCCTCTCTGGCAGTGTTCGCAGTCGCTCCTGCCGCATCTGTTCCCTTGACATCTTCCGCCACCTTTGGTATAGTATCAATAGAGAATTGTGCAGTTGCGTTTTTGGACGTAACGGAGGGGCTTGTTACATCTCCGGGCAGCACGTTCTCTTTTTTTGTTTTCGGCTTTTGCATGAATGTCCCTATGACTTCCATTCTTTTTTTCTTTGTATTCGGTACCGCCTCCACAACATAGTATGTGCCATTGATACGTTTTTTGAATACCACCTTTTGAGAAAGCTTCCCGTTGCTGTCTGTAAACCCAGCAGCTCTTTTTTTGTCCAAAGCAACGTCATCATAATTATCCAGAATATATTGCACCTTTGCAATATCCTTAGGATTTGCCATACTTTTGTCATGAATACCATCTGCACCATGCCTTTTGTTCACATGGTCAAATGCGTTTGGCTTCAGATTATTTCCATATCCACTAATATCAAAGCCAACCAGATTGCTAACATCCTTTGCCATTCTTTCATTTACAGGAGAGAGTGCATAGTCGATTTTTTTGTCAGTCGGATTGTTTTTTAGATATTCCATGTGCTCTAAAATCCCATCGTCAACATCTGCCATCTTATAGCCCATTTTTTCAAAATCAATCCCTGCAATCGGGCCCTTCTTGGATGCCTTTTCAAATGCCTGTCCTGCCTTCTTCGCCCCGGCTCCCAGTGCCGCAAGCCCCATGTTAAACGCCGCATCCATTGCCTCCTGCTTGCCGATGTCCTTCGCAATCTCCTTGCGGCTCTTTCCGTCTGCCATCCCGGCCGCAATCGTCATCGGCGTGTTCACCATTGTGTCCGCCGCCTGCTGTCCCAGAAGCCCTGCCGCCACTCTCGCCGCCTTCGCGTTTTTCGGGTTCAGCAGAATTTTCGCCGCCGCCTTCTGTGCAATGTCCGGTGCTGTGCTTGCCGTCATCCTCCTGCCAAGCGCGCCCATGCCCTTGAGGGTCGCTTCCTCCGCCGCCTTGCCGATGGTCATGTAGCCTGCGCCTGCCTTCGCAAATTCTCCGGTCAGCCTGCCTGCCGCCGCCATGCCCTTGTGGTTGCTCTGCGTCTGCTTGAAAAGCTCCTGCATCGCCTCGTTCTGCTTCTTAAGCGCATCATTCCCGATTAGCTTTACCGCCGCATCCGTGCTGTCTCCTGCCATCCCCTCAAAAAGTCCGGATACGAAAGAGGCACTTTTCAGCCGCCCCTGCAGCTGCGCCTGCAGCTTGGCAACCTTCTGCAGCTCCGCATAGTCCCCCTTTGCCGTGTCCAGCGTTTTCCCGACCGCGCGCATGCCGTTGTTTACCGCGCGCCGCATCGTCCTGTAGTCCAGTTCCTTATCCTGCGCCACATAGTTGTATTTTTTCCTGATTTCCTTTTCATCCAGAAGGTTGTCATACGTCTGGTAAAGCCTTGTTTTCTCGTTTTTCGCATTGCTCCGCTCCGGCCGCACGGTCAGCCCCTGCACAGTAAAGCCCTTTTCGGGGTCGTATTTTCTGCCAATCGTCCCCTTCACGGGCGTTTTTACCTTTTTCGCCTGCCGCTTTCTGTAATCTCGTATAGAGCTTACCAGCCCCGTGTCCAACACCACATCCACAGGCTGCCCCCCGGAACGCAAAGCAGAAAAAGAGGCGGATTTCTCCGCCTGCCTTGCCGCCTTGGCTGCCTTCGCCTCTCTCGTTGCCTTTTTCTGCTGCTCCTTCGGGTCATATCCCCGTTCTTCCTCCGCAAGCTTGCCTGTATGCGGGTTAAAAGAACCCTTGCTGTTGGAAATTTTATTCTGCAATAAACTTTTCGCAGATGGATTTCTGCTCATTTTCCTCACCAAACCTTCTTGTAAGTCACCTTGCCGCCGTCAACCGTTTCCTTCACCGTCCCGGCATTCACCATCTTGTCTAAGTCCGCATAGGAAACCCATCTCAAGCCGGGCACATAATATGCCGCACCGTTATCTCTGTTTGTAATCGTCAGGCTTTCCTTTGGCGGTTCGTCTTTGTCACCGCCTCCGCCTTTTGTCCCTCCGCCGCTCCCTCGTGTCACACTGCTGTTCACCTTAGCGATGTTCGCCCTTGTCAGCATTGCATCCAGTGCAAGCTGCTCCAGCTCTGCATCCTGCATCCGCTTCAAATAGCTAACGTCATAGCCCATTGCCGCCAGCTTTTTGTAATCGCCCATCTGCAATGCAAGGTCAATCTGCTGCTGCCGCAGTGTGTCCGCATATTGTTTGCTTGCCAGATTCTCCTGATAGGTCTGGCTGTTCATGCTGTCGCTGTATTCCCGCAGTCCCTGCTTGTAGTTCGCCGCCCATTGGTTCCAGCTGTTTCGGTTCGCCGCCTCGCTCTGCCATGCGTTCATAGCCTGCTGCTTTGCGTCCGCATAATAGCCGCTGATGTCGCTGTCTGCCTGTGTACGCGCCTGCAATGCCTGCAAAGCATAGTCTCTCAATGCCTGCTGCCTTGCCTGCTCGTTGCTTGCAAGGCTGTTTTCGTAGTTCGCCGCAAGCGCAAGGTTCGCGCTCTCGCTGCTGCCTCCGCTGATGCCCAGTGCCGCCAGCTGCTGCGGCAGTGCGTTTTCGTTTTGCCGCTTCAGGATGTATGCCTGCCTTGCCAGCTCGTCATAATTGCCGTTTGCCTTCTCCTGCTCCGTCCGGTTCTGCGCCAGTGCGGCGGAAAGCAGTGCCTTCCTCTGCTCCGCAAGGCTCTCTGCCATCTCGTTGTAGCCGCCGAAAAGCTCGTCCTTCGTCATGCCGTTGTATTCGGGCAAGGGCTCTCTCTCTCCGAAAAGATTGTCATAATTGGAGTAGATTTTGTTGGTGTAGCCCTTGTTCGTCCCGTTCGCGTTCATCCAATTCAGCTTGTTCTGCCTCTCCTTCTCCAGCTGCACCATCTCCTGCGTGCTGCTTGCGTTCTTTATCGCCGCCGCATAGTCCTTGTTCGGGTCGAAGTAGCCGAATTGCCCGTAAACGGAATTTGCCGCCGCGTCCTGTCCTGTGCCGTAGCCTGCCGCTGTCAGTGGCGTGCCGCTTGCCGCCATGCCGTTGTTCCCGCCGCCGGATGCTGTTTTCAGAGCCACTCCGTTCGGCGCAGTGTAAAGCCCGATACCGTTGTTCCCCTCCGTAATGCCGCCGCCGTATTTTGCCAGCAGCTCCGCATTGGAAAGCTTCACATCATTCGGGTCGGAAAGCCGGAAGGCAAAGGTGTTGTTTTCCTTTCCCGCTAATTTCTCGTTCACTCTCTGCATCTCCTTTGCAACCCGTGCATCGTGTCCGGCAATGTCCCCTCCGGTGTATCGGTTCACAAAATTGCCGTCCTTGTCATAGGTCGTTGTCGTAAAGGTACCCCTGTTGTATTGGTCTACAATCTTGTTCCCAAGCTCGTCACCGCGCACCACCAAATCTCGTACCCAGCCGATGTCGTTCTCGCCTAAGCCGTAGCCGTTGCTGTTTGCTAAGGGATAATATCTGTAGTTGTCCCTCAGCTTCTCTGCCGCGCTGTGCGCCGCTGTCATGCCGCCTTGGTCGCCTGCCGCCTTCGCCTCGTTGTATTTCTGCTGATAGCTTTTTAAAAGCCCCTGGTCGGGAAGGCTCATACTCCCGTCCCCGTTGTAGGTTCCCTCGCCGCTCTCCGCCTTCTGGTGGGCGTATTGTCTTGTGATGTAAGCCTGTAGGGCTGCCCGCTGCGCCGCGTCCGTGCTCCCGAAGGAGGTCGGCGCGGTCGGGTTTTCCGCCTCTGCCGCCGCCGTTGTCTGTGTCTGCGTGGTCGCTGTCGGCTGTATTGCCGCCTTGTTCGTGTTGTTCAGTGCCGCCTCCGTGCTGCGGTATTGCCCCTGCGGTGCGCTTGTCTGCGGCATCCCGCCGTAAATGTCGTTTGTGTAGCCCTTCGTGTTCGTTCCGCTCGCGTTCATCCAGTTCAGCTTGTTCTGCCGCTCCGCAATCAGCTGCGCCTGCTTCACAGGGTCTTTCTCGTTCCGGATGGCTGCCGCGTAGTCCAGATTTTTGTCAAAATAGCCGCCGCTGCCGGTTCCCTTTCCGTCTCCGCCGGAGGAAGCGTTTCCCTTTCCGGAAGAGCTGTAAGAGCCGCCGTAAATGCTGTTGGTGTAGCCCTTTTTGTTCGTCCCTGCGGCGTTCATGGCATCAATCTTGTTCTGTCTCTCCGCTTTCAGCTGCGCCTGCTTTGCAGGGTTTTTTTCCGACTTGATGGCTGCCGCGTAGTCCTTTTTCGGGTTATAATAGCCTGCCAAGATCTCACCTCCTTATTTTTTTGCAAGAAAAAAGCGACTTTGCAAATGCGCATCGTCGCTTTCCTTATTACTATTTCAAAATAGTGATTTTTCTCCGTTCTCCGTCCCAGAGCACCGCATGCCCCATCGTCTGCGCAATAAAGCGCAGGGGCACCAGTGTCCGCCCCGTTCTCTCGTCAAGGATGGGTGCCTGCTCCATCAGCCGCTTGCCGCCGTCCACCAGTGCCGTCTGGCTGCCGATGGAAAGCTCAATGTCGTGCGCCCTGCTGCGGATGATAATGCGGCGGCTCTTTGCCAGCCATTCCACCCTGCATCCGAGGCTCTCGCCCACAAAGCGCAGGGGCACAAGCGTCCGCCCCGTCTTTTCGTCTACAATGGGCGGCTGGTCAAGGGAAATCTCCTTCCCGTCGTCAAATGCCTTGTCCTTCCCGATGAAAAGCTCCACCGCCGTCCCCTGCAAATCCTCCCTTGCAAGGTCAATCGTGGTGTACATGTCCATCACAAACCCCATCCCTAGGTCCTTCGTGCGGTAGGTGATGTATTCGTAGGGAATCCAGAAAAAGCCCTTGTCGCCCCAGTCCTCGCCCCAGCTGTTCTGGCATTCCAGAAAGCCCTTGTAGTGTCTGCCGCGAATCATCCGCTCCTTCGTGTCATCGTAGCCGATAATCAGCACGGCATGTCCGCCGATCAGGAATGTCCCTAAAGGCAGTCCGATACATCCTTCTGTGGGCGAATAGATTTCCTCCGAACAGGTCATCCCTAAAAGCACGGGATTCTGATTGGCGAGAGCGCGCTTCACTTCCTCCAGCGTGTCCACCCTCGCATAGTTTTTGCAGTAATATTTCGGAAGGTGCTCCTCCTCCTCCGCCGATACTGCCATCGGGGGAAAGGTCAGCTTGCCTGTTTTCTTGAAGCTCTCTTGGTCATAGCTTGCAAAGGGGTAAAATACCTCATCAAAAACCCCATCACTGCATAATGCCTTGCAAACGTCTAAAAGCGTGCTGCCCTCTGTGAAGGCAATGCCGTCTCTCGCCTTCACCGCTTTGGCAAGCCCCAGAGGGGAAAAGTTGTATTTCCGCTCGCCCCAGTCCTGCGTTTCCTGCAAATTTTTCAGCGCAGTCCCTGCAAAGCTGTGGCAAAAGCCGCTCTTGCCCTGTCTGCGAATCGGGCCGCAGCTCTGCCGCAGGCTCACCCTCGCCGGCAGCTCTCCCCCTGCGCATACGATTCTGCCGTAATGCCAGTCCCTCTCGTCTCTGGGGCTTTTCAGTAATGTTAAAGGTTCGTTCATTTCCTTCCCTCCCTTGCTTTTAAAAGCCTGTCTGTCAGTGCCATTGTCCGTAGCATGTCCTCGCTCAGGTGCAGTCGGTGCGGATCTGCAAAGCATCCTCTTGTAAGCATCTCCTGCACCAGCTCCCTTGCCCAGCTCGGCACCTCCGCAAGCGTTTCGTAACGCTTCTCCATCTCTGTCTCCCTCTTTTCCTTCCAGTCGCTCGTTACCTCAAAATGGGAACGGTCGGGCGTGTCCCATCTGCCGCCCCATGTGATTCCCAGCCGCGCCGCAATCCTTCCGCATCTGTCGAAAAATGCCGCGTCGGCGTATTCCTGCCCTTTTCTGTTCTTGCAGATATCCCACGCCAGCCGTCCGGTGTGGCGGCTTTTTCTCGTCCATGTCACAATCGTGCCGGCTCTCGTCCTGCCCTGTGCGTAAAGGTAGTCCTGCCGCTCCTGTGTGCGGTAGGTCTCCGTAATCAGAACGGCAAGCCCTTCCCTTTCGCACTCACGCAGAAATGCCCTGCACGCCGCCTGCGCCGCAGGCAAAAGCGCGCCAATGTCTCTGCATGCCTTCGTCTTATTTGCCATCGTCCTCGCCCCCGATGCTTGCCGCAGCGTCAATCCGCTCCGCTGCAATCTTCAGTCCCTTAATCAGCATAGGCGGCACGTTTACGCCCATTTCCACCAAGTTCTCTAAAATGCTTCTGATTTCGTTTACCAGATAGTTCGCCAGCACGAACCACCCGATAAATTGCATGAAGCCAAGCCCTACGCCGATGGTCTCGCCCATCTGCGCAAAGGAATATCCGATGTAAAAGGCGATGGCGATCACCACCCAGTACCAGACCTTCTTCATCGCGCCGATTGCGCCAACCTTGCTGCAGCTTTCCCCCTTCATGCGGCTTTTTGCCCAGCCGGTCAGCCAGTCGATGAGGTTGAACGCCAGAAAGCCGGCAAAGAGAAACCAGTATTTCCCTAATACCGCCGCCATCGCCGCCAAAAGCGCGCCGCCAATCATATTTACCTTGCAAAATGCACCCGTCATGCGCCTGTCTCCTTTCATCCCATCATGCCGACCAGCTCCTGATACTGTTCTTCTGTGATGCGGTTCATCAGCAGGAACACATCCAGCTTTTTCAGCATGTCCTCCTTTTCGTAAGCACCCTTTTCAATCAGCTTCTTAATTCTTGCATAAATCATGTTTTTCTCTCCTTTCACGCTTCCATGTCCTGTAAGCAGACCAAATAGTCTACATTGATTGCTGTCTCCAAAATCGCCTGCTCCGCCTCCGTCAGTGTCTCCTGCGCCGGCTCAGGCTCCTTCGGCGGCTCTCCCTTTAAAAATCGTACCGTAGCACCGTTTTTATAGTGCCGCTCCACGCTGCCTGCGTGCGCTTCTTCCTTCTGCATCCGCTCCACCTCATTTCTCGTCTAATTGATAGGCAATGTCCACGCTCCCAAGGCACTGCCGTCCCTCCGGCAATGTCTCCGATGGATTCGTAAAAAGAAAAGCCATCTGTATCTCCAAAGAGCGTTGAAAAGGAAGGTATCCGATAAACGGAATCACGTTCATGTAACCATCCTTCCGGTCGGTTGCGGAACTGCTGAAACCCTTTCCTTCCGTAATCTTTTCCGCCAGAATATTGACCCAACTGTTTCCTACCTGCAAATTTCCGAAAAGATCCCGCTGGTAGATCGTATTTCTCCCTTCCAAGCTCGGCAAAAGGTAGGTAAAGTCCGTTGCAAGCAGATGTCCAACCATGCCATAATTAGTACTGGCTACAGCCATCCGCACATCGGCAAATATCTCTCCGTCTATCAGAATACGCATATCCCAAGCACCTTCGCCAATATTCGCACCTGAAGAATTGTATGGAATACACCCAAACAAATCCGCCTGCAGCAGCTTTCCCGTTCCGCTGATTACCGCCATGGTATGCCATTTGTTCGGCGTGAGGGCAACCTCCCCCGTGCGTACTGTCTCAAAGCCGCCTGCGGCATTGCCCTCCTGCAATTCCTTCAAAAATCCTTTCATGCTCCTTCACCCCCTTATTTCGCCGTAAATTTCTGCACTGCCAGCCAACCATCGCCATTTTCGGTAAATGTGGAGGGTGCCATCGTGATGGCGTTCACGTTCGTGCTTGTTACGCTGCCCGGCTGTCTTGTGCCCGTCTTGTTCTGTGCAATCACTGTCCCGTTGTATGTCACATCCACGTTCGCGCCGCCTGAGTTGTAATAACCGCACGCACACGCCAAAAAGGCATTGGGTGCTGCGGAAGTGGTTGCCCAGCTATTCGCATCCGCAACACTATCCTGTCCGCCAAGCTGTGTTGCGCCAAAAAGTGCAGTTACGTTCGTCAGTGTGGTATAAATGCGCTTGATCAGCGTATCCGAAGCATTCACCGCCTTCAGGAATTGCAGCATATTTGCAGTATTCTTGTATGCCTGTGCAATCGCCTTCAGCGCAACACCGGAGGCAGCAACTGCGGTCATGGCTGTGCTGCTCGCAGCAACTGCGGTCATGGCTGTGCTGCTCGCAGCAACTGCGGTCATGGCTGTCGAATCTGCCGCCATTCCGGCGCAGCCGGAATAGCGTGCAGATTCGAGGTTCGCAAAGCCAACCACCAGCTTGGCAATCGCCATATCGTTCTCCTTGATTTTTGCATCGTAGTAGGGCGAAGCCGAAATCGCATTTCTTGCCACAGAGCTCGCAGCGACTGCGTTCATAGCGGTCGCATCTGCGGCTACTCCTGCCATGCCGGAGTAGCCTGCAGATGCGAGGTTCGCAAAGCTAACCACCATTTTGGCAATCGCCATATCATTCTCCTTGATGCAGCTGTTGTAGTAGGGTGAAGCCTGCACTGCGCCCCTCGCAATTCGGCTTCCGCTGATGGCATCCATCGCCGTGGTGCTGTTTGCAATCCTCTGCATTGCCGTCTGGCTTCTGCTGATTGCCTGCATGGCTGTCTCGCTGTTTGCAATGGCGTGCATCAAAAGCGCATTGTCTACAATCGCCCCCATGGCTGTGCCGTTTGCCGCAATCGCCGCCATGCTTGCAAGCCCCTCCAGCACCGCCGCATCCATCCCGTAAACCGTCAGCATCCATTTCCCTGTGTGCTCCGCAGAAAATGTTGTCAGCATTTCCTCCAGTGCCGCCGCGTGTATGTCCCTGTCATTTGCCGCAGCACTGCTCATGCAGAGCTTCTTCCAAATCCCCTTGTCCTGAAAGGTGTAGCTTTCCTCCCCGAAAAGCTTGTACTGCGCCAGCCAGTGTGCCGGCAGAATCTCCTGCTCCAGCGTGTCCTGCCGCGCAATAAAAATCGGTTCGTTCATGCCTTCCCCTCCTTCCTGTAATATAAGCCGCCGCCCGAAACCCCAAGCCGGTATTTCTCCCCGGTCACATCGTCAATGATGTATCTTGCATCCTCCGAGACCGCTGCCATTTCCTTTCGCAGTGCCGCCGCTGTGCGGTCCATCTCCCCGAAGATGTCCGCCTGCCGGTTCTGTGGGTCGTAGATCCGCGCCTGCATGTCTGCCGCCCCAATCGCAACCACCCTGTCCAGAACAAATCGCACCGTAGCCGGCTGATATTCGCCCCTCGGCTCGTAAGGCTCCATGTTGTCCTTCGTCAGCACGTTCGCCCCGTTCCAGTTGTCAATGTCCGTCTGCGTCAGCCCATCCAAAAGTGACTTGTTTGCATGCTCGTGCAGTGCCGCAAAGGCTACCTCCAGCTGCTCCGCCGCCTCGTCCGTAAAGTTGTTGTCCGTCAGCACCTTGTAAAGCGTCTCGCTCCCCGTCCGCTTCTCCCTGTCCTGCTTTCCGTCAAGGGCGGTCTGCATCGCGGTGGAAATGGGCTTGTCCGCGTCCTTCGTCATGTCAATCATCCCCAGCTGCGCCGCCATGAAAAGCACAAAGCGGTTGAAGGCAGGAATGATAATGTCCTTGGAAAGCTCGTCAAACACCGCCTTCGCCTCGTCCTCCGGCTTTTCCATGGGGTTTGTCTGTGCCGAAACACCCTTGCCCACCAAGCTCTCCGGTGCAATCACATAAGCCGCAGCTTCCTCTCTTTTCGTATCTGCCATAATAACCCCCTTATCCCTTGTAGTTACCGTTTTCTGTGTACTCCATGGCTAAAGAATAAATCCCGAATGGCTCGTTCAGCTGCTCGTTGCGCAGGCTGAATGCAACCTTGTCCACCTTCTTGATTTTTATCTTGCCGCCAATCGTTCTTGGCGTGTCGTCTGTCGAAAAATTGATCCTCTCCCAGTTGATGTGCGTAAAGTCGAAGTACATCGCCCGCGCGCCGCTGTCGAAAACCTCACTCCAGACCCCCTTCACCTGTGCAAAAACCTTCGCCCCCGTTGCAATCGCAGGCGCAAGCACAAAGTCAAGCCGGCGGAAGTTTTTGTTCTTGTAGAAAAGCTTTCCGGAAAGCTCCGCCGTGTCCCATCTGGCTGAAATCGCCCTGCCGTTGTCGTTGTAGCTTTTCTGGTTCGTCACATCGTCGTAAAATCGGAAGAGGTTTCCCTCTGCATCCCCAAAGCAAAGCCGCCCCTCGGCATCCTCCCAGAAAACCCTTGCCGGCACGTTCTCCCAAACATAGCATTCGTATTGAAAGCTGCTGTAGGGGTTGTCTCTCTCGTAGCTTTTTTGCAGTCCGTCCAGAAGGTAAACCCTGCCGCCTCCGGTGCTGATGAGGTAAAAATCACGCCAGATATATGCGTACGCATCCGCCAGTCCCTTTTCCGCCGTCAGCGCATTGTCGATGTAGTAGCTGCGCGATT